GTCCAAAGTCAAGCGTTCCGGTGATGACCTCGGTCGGGTCGAGAGGCGAAAAGTCGTTCCCGCGCGGCATGTTACCCTTGTCCTGGCTTGACGACGTAACTGACCCGGACCTTCGGTTTGTCCTTCGCCACCTGGATCCGCGGTTCGCCGTAGGATACCTGAACGCGAGGCTGCGGATAAGTCCAAAAACGCGGGTCGAACAGGATGGAAAACTGGTAGGCCGGCAGCGCCGTCCGGCCGACGATGAACATCGGGTCGGGAGGCAGCCAGCCGATCAGCACCGGCAGCGGAACGCGCGCGCCACCGGCGAACGGCGGGTTGTCTACACGGACGGCGGAGAGGGACGGCGGCAGCTTGACCGTCAGGATGGGAAGTGGATCATCAACGTCGCGCCACGTCGAGCGCACGATCGGCACCCATACCCGGCGACCGACGTAGACGAACGGCGGGTTGTCGATGGCGATCGTGTACTTGACCGGCAGCGTGGGCAGCGGATCGGGCGGCAACCACGTCCAGTAGACCTGCACCGATAGCGGTAGACGGCCTCGGTGGACGAACGGCGGGTTGTCCACCGACTGGCCAGGCACGCCCGGCGCAAGGTTCCGCGGCAGCGTCGGCAGCGGGTCCGGCGGTATCCACGAGGTGAGCACGGTCGGTAGCCACGCGGGCGCGTACGGCACCCGCACGGCGCTGGTGACGAGCTTCACCGACAGGGTCGGCAACGGGTCTACCGGCTGCCAGGACGCTACCTCGACGTTCGCGATGGGCAGGCGGCCGTGGTGGATCGCGGTGGCCGGAACAAAGGGAACGGCCGTAATGGACGCTGGTAATTTCAAGAAGTCATAAGGCTGGCCAGCGCGATGAATGTAGTTGTGGACGACGTCCGGGTTCCACGTCGCGAGGACTTCCGTCAAGTTGACGAGCTGATCCGCGTTCGGGGTCGGGTTATTGACGACAAAGGCCGCGCCAGGCTGGACGACTTTTTCGGGAAGCGTCGGTAACGGATCGGGAGGTTGCCAGGTCAACGCTTCAGTGATTCGGACCTGCAGGCGGCCGGGATGGACCGCGTTCGGCGGGACGTTCGTGGTGATGGACGGCGGCAGGTTCCGCGGCAGGATCGGGTAGTAAGGCGGATCGATCGCATATCCTTCGGCGAGAACCGATCCGGGCGGGTTGTCCACCGACCATCCCGGTATCGGCGCCGACCTGATCGGAAGGATCGGGACATAGGGCGGGTCGATGTACAGGATGTCGATCGGCTCGACGCCGGGAGGGTTATCGACGGACCATCCCGGTATGTCGGCCGACCTGATCGGCAGCGCCGGCTGGGGAGGAGGCGGTATGTTCCAGACCGCGACCGCCACGCTCCAGGTATCGACGTGTGGGTTGTAAGCCGACGGCGGGACGAACGGCTGAACAAACTTCTTCTGGAGCGTCGGGAGCGGCTGGTCGCTTATCCACGGTTCGACGATAGTTTCGAGCAATCCGAACGGCGGATTGTCTGCCGACGGCGCTGCCGTGACCGGAATCAGCTTGCGTGGAAGCGTCGGCGCTAGTGGGTCACCGAACCACGGGTCCACGATATCGACGACCGGGCTGAACGGCGGGTTGTTCACCGGGACGTCGAGGAGCGACGGCGCGAGCTTCGGCGCGAGCGTCGGCAGCGGGTCAGGCGGCTGCCACGTGAACAATAACGAGACGTCGAAACGTCGTGACGGTAGGAACGCCGACGGCGGGACGAACGGCTGAACCAGTTTGACGTTGAGCGTCGGTAATGGATCAGGCGGCTGCCACGCCGAAACGAGGATCGCCGCGGTAGTAGGACGCCGACCAGGGTGAACTGCTTGCGGAGGTGATTCGCTCGGCGGTGTGACCTTCCCCGCGAGCGTCGGAAGTGGATCAGGCGGCTGCCACGCCAGAACTTCCGAGACGGTCTGCGGCAGCCGGCCAGGGTGGATAGCCGGCGCAGAAGGACCTGGCGGAATCAGCTTGACCGGCAGGGTTGGCAGTGGGTCCGGGGGCTGCCAAGCGGCGAGGATCGGGTTCACCCACACCCGACGTCCTTGGTAGACGACGGGAGGCGGCCCTTCGGTGACAAGCGGAACTTTGCCGTTCAGCGTCGGTAATGGATCGGGCGGCTGCCAAGCGAGGGCCAGGATGGGCGGCAGCCAGTTCGACCGGCCTTCATGGGCGAACGGCGGGTTGTCTACGGACTGGCCAGGTATCCCCGGCGAAAGCTTTCCGGACAGCGTCGGGAGCGGGTCCGGAGGCTGCCACGTGGCGACCTCAACGTTCGTCACCGGCAAGCGGCTAGGATGCACCGCCGGCGCTGGCACCGTCGTCGAGATGGACGGCGGGAGCTTGATGATCAGCGTCGGGAGCGGATCAGGCGACTGCCAGCTCGCTACGACGGCGATAAGCGTCGCCTGGTTGCTGTAGGGAACCTGCGCCGCCGGCGGGGGGATGGGAACGAGCTTTTTCGGCAGCGTCGGCGACGGCGGATCGCCGAGCCACGGGTCAACGATGGTCTCCAACAACCCAAATGGCGGGTTATCAGCCGCAGGCGGCGCCGCGATCGGAACCAGTTTGGACGGGAGAGTCGGGAGAGGCGGATCGCCGTACCACGGGTCGATGATGTCCGTGACCGGGCTGAACGGCGGGTTGTTGACCGGAACGCTCTCAAAAACCGCGGATAAATTATGGTTGTCTAGCGGCTGGAGCCCACCTGTGAACGTGTACGGCCACGGATCAGGCGGCTGACACAGCGACAGGATGGCCGCCGCAACCGCCACCGTCCGCTCGGAATGGCGGCACGTCGCTGGAACGAACGGAACGTCGGAGATGGCCGGCGGGAGCTTGCGCGGTTCAAGCGGCTGCCGCCCTCCCATGAAGGGCTGAGGGGGCGGTGGCTGGAAAATCTCTGCCATGACAGAGCCAGCCTATATCACATCACTGTGCGAGCAGAGGCGCGATCTGCGTGTATGGGATGAAAGCCGGGTTGAGCCAGTTGGCGCCGATCATACCTTGAGAACCTGCCTTCCCGGCCGCGCCGGCAGCGTTCGTGCTTCCTCCCCCACCGCCACCGCCACCATATTGGCCTCCGACGCCGCCGGCATTATTGCCTGATGCCCCACCACCGCCGCCGCTCCCGCTGCCATGCGAACTATCGAACTGCTGGCCGGTGTTCCCAACGGCCCCAGCCGTAGTTTGCGCCGGGGTCACGCCGTTGTCGCCGTTCCCCCCATTGGTGTTTCCACTGGTGGTACCGTTACCTGAGGGACCAGCCGTACCGCCTCCGCCACCGCCTGCACGGCTGCCGGTGCCGGAACCGCCGGCGGAACCGGAGCCGCCGTGATTGGAGATGGAGTTCGAGTTCACCACATAGTTGCTGGCTGTCGCCGTGAACGTCCCCCCGGTCGCGGTGTTGGTCGAACCACCACCTTTCCCGCCGGCCGCCTGTCCCGTGGTCGGGAAGGCCGTCGCGTTGAACCAAGTATCGCCGCCAGCCGTGGTCGAGTTCGCCGGCCCGGCCGTGCCGAGCTGATACGTGACGGAACCTCCGGCTGAAATGCCGGTCAGGTTGCGGCAGCGCACGTAGTTGCCGCCAGCACCACCGCCTCCAGCGTGAGTATTGGAAACACCAGTGCCCCCTCCGCCACCAGCGCCGATCGCGTCGATCCAGTTGGTATCGACCCATCCCGCGTCTACGGTCCACGTCTGGTTCGACCCGGTGGTAGCCGTCAAGAACGCCGTGCAGTGGAACCAGTGCGGGACGAGTTCGTGGCTGTGGCGCCGGTCCGGCAGCAGCAGGAACCGCGTCCGCTTCCAGCCGTAAAACATCGGCTCGATGATCGAGACCACCGGTACGAGGAGGCCGTCGAACCTTATGCGGGTCGCAATGCCCATCCGCCGTACCTCCCTTTTGGAGATGAACCGCGACTTATTACCGGTTGAGGTGTGTTCTGGTCTGTTGTGATGATGACTGTAGCCGATGGAAAGAATCCAGGACTTTCTCCGCTGATATCGTTTACCATATGAGGCCCCGCAGTACTACCGACCCACATTGGAGCAATTGGAATGTCAAGGTTCGCATCGCCAGATTGCGTTCCGGTAACGGTATGGGTGAGACCAACCACTTGCAGAAGGCGTTTCCCAGTCGCTTTCAAGTTGATCAGCGGAACGTAACTATAAATATTCCAACCGCTCCTATCCGGCTCGGTCATCCAGAAAAATGTTCCAAACCCATCCATGGTTACTGTTGCATCAGCTCCAGAATAGGCGGCGGTCACGTTCATTGACGCCGATTTAAGAGTTCCCCACACGGGCATGCTGGGACTGTCAACTACGCTGCCGTTGACAAACATCTGGTAATAGCTCCCGATGGGAGCGCCTTGCGGAGCCTGCGACAAGCCATAAGCAATAGAACTATCGAACGTGCCAGCTGGCGCAGTAGCAGAACAGTTGGTCATCGTAAGTTTGGGGCACGGATGAATGTTAATACCGAATTGACCTGGATTGCTGTTGTTGATCGGCGGGAAACCGGCTGATTGATCGGTGTGAACATAGACGCCGTTGGCGTCCTGGGACACATCTAGGATTTTGAACTGAAGAACCGATATGCGATCTGCATCTGTGAAGTTCACAAGAGCGCCTGGAATCGTCCATGTGTTGCTGAGAGCCACGTTAGCGGTCGGGATCGTAATGACGCCGCCAGACATTGTGAAATGAGCAGCAAATCCGTCGTTATTATAGCCTTTATTGACTACGCCGCTCAACGTGATGCTGCCGATCACGCAGTTGTTGGCTATGACCTCAGTCGAACTGCCATAGGTGATGGCTCCTGGTCTAAAATCTTGAATCGTCGAATTGGTTATCACTGCCGTTTTTGGTGTTCCGAAGAGGATCGATCCGGACACCATCGTGCAAGAATCCATCGTCAGACGATCAACAGAAGCGGATTGAAACGCTAACGTGTACAGCGTCGAATTTGTGATCGTCAGCAACGTGACCTCTTTGTCCACCTCCATCTGCGCTTGCGAATTGTCGCAATTGTTCATCGTCCAAGATTGGGTGACTGTCGGGAACGGCCCTTCATTGCGGTTCAGCCCTTTGAACGTGCAACTATCGAAATTGATCGTCCTCCCGATACCGGCATATTGCGTGTCCTCAACGACCGTAAGACCGTTGATCGTCAATTTGCAATTCCAACCCGGGTCCATGGCGTAGAGCGTGGCCGGCCCCCCGTAATCTGCCCCGATATTATTGTAGAACGGCCATGTCGCCTTGTAGTCGTTCCTCAACGGGGCGCTAAAAGTGATCTTGCCATAGGTAGGACTGGCCGGATTAGAATCGATCGCCGTCACTAATACATAGTCAAAGAATTGGAAATTATATGGTGCGCCGGAACTCTGCATATCTATCCCAGCCATCATAGCATAGACGCCAACAGTAAAAATAGAGGTCAGTGATGGATTAACCAACGTCACAGACGTTGAACCCGCGGCGACACCTATCGTCCGCGCGCTGTGCGAATTGTCATAGATCAGACCGATCGATCCGAACTGCACGATGCCGCAGGCCAACGTCGCTCCTGTGGCGTTCACCGTGAGATCGGCGATTCCCTGGAAAAGCGTATTCCCATATGACAAATAGTACGTCCCAGACGGAATGACCAACGTAGTCGTGCCACCCTGAAACGCAGCAACGAACGTATCGAAAGCACTCTTGTTATCGGTACCCCAGCAGACAATATGCTGAACACCGGAGATGGCATTAACGGCCGCATTATTGAGCGTGATGTGCTGCGGCGTCGTCAGATCATCAACAGACGCTATTGACGTGAGCAGCGTTCCGTTCGCAAGATTGTAGCCACCAATCGCGATGCTCTTGCCAACGTCTCCGGCGGAGAACAACTTTATCGATGATGTTAAATGCGTATTTCCGGCGCTGATCGTGAGCACTGGTGCAGCCCACTGACCGTCCGCTACGGCACCGTAGTCGGTGACAATGTTCGGCATTTGGCGTTACCAATTGCCGTAGCCCGAAGGCGGTATATGCGCATAAGCAGAAGCGCCAAAATTAGCCGTGAACACATTATTGCCGCCGTTACCAGAACTAGCAGCAAAAAACGGTCCTGTTAACGCTGACGTGCTCAACCCATTCGCCCCTGTAGCAGGATCAGCTGCACCATTATTATTCCAGTTTCCAGCATTAACACGCCACCAAATCAACTGGCCACCTATATCAACAGCCATGCCAACAACGTCACCTGACGTATAAGTCGAATATGTGGCAACAACAGTCCCGTTGTTTTGAAAAACGTTTCCACCAGCATCATAACCAAGACTAAAATTGGACCCACCAATATATCCTGGGGAACTATCTATGTTAAAATTAGCATCTCCTATTCCAACACTCTCTGAAACAACAACAGTTGTTGCTGTAAATTCAGCATAAAACTTTCCTGTAGAATGTGATATGGTAGACCTTACCGCATTTTTCGTCCCGAATGGTTCAGTAAATGTCGCCATAAGATTGGTAGCAGCTAGCGTAACGCCACTTCCTTTATCAAAAGGATTCCAAGTGACAAAGCCCGGCGGAGGCATCCCGTTCCGTATCCTGATCATCGGATATCCTCAACGAGTGTGGTACCAGCCTCGGTACCCAGCCTTTGGCGTTGCGCTGTGTGTCGTCGTGACTATCTGCTCACCGAGCCAGTTGCTCACATCATCAAACAAAAGGCGGTAGGTCGGACCGGTCAGTATGCCAGAGTCGTCCACGAACTCTGTGATGTTGTTATCGTCGAATAGCTGCAGAGCCATTTTTATCCAATCCTCCACGCTGGAGTGTTTCCATCGCAGTAAACGGGAACTCTATTGCCCCCCCCACTCGCTGCCGTACTTGCAAAAGTTGTCGAGTTGGCGTCTGTTACAAACAGACGTAGCCCGTTGTACTTTGCATTAGCCGCTGGCAAACTTCCAACACCAACATTAACCAGAAATTCGTAATCCAACACGGTCCCCGTGAAGCTGCCGAACAATGTTGTATCACTAGGACTACCGGCTTGTCCCCAGATAGGAGCCTTAAGCGAAATTTTCGCAGACGACGCGCCGCTAAATCCACAAAGATTTGAATTTTGAATAGTCATACCTGTAGATAGGAATATGCCGGTATTTCCCAACGTCGCTATGCGGTTTGTACCGCCAGCATTCAAATTATTTGGACCAAATACCAACGCAGATGACACAAGTATCCCCGAGTTCGACCCATCAAAGAAACAGCAGCTGGTCGAATCCCCTCCGCCGTACACGAGGCCGCTCACAAAAATTGAACTGCCACTGCCGCCAATGCAATTAATACTTTCAAATCTTCCACCCAATACCGACATTCCCTGAGAACCGCTGTTGACAATATCCCAACCAGCGCGCGAAGATGAGTCTGTATTCCCAGAACACGAGACTCCGCTTATAACTGTTAGTGACCCCGATGCGACTGAATAAGCCGCTCCCGAGTTACCGGTCGTTCCAGTGGCGAATGTTGACTGTTTTGCGCAGCTTTGAGCGCCGCCACCGTACACTTGCCAATTCACCGCATTTGCGTCGGCGAGGCGTACACCAGCGAGACCACAATTGTTAAATTGGCACAATACCACCTGGCAATTATCGCAATTACCATTACCATTTGAGTCCGCTAAAATCCCTTGGTAGAAGTTAGCAAAACTGCAATCCTTAAACATGCATGTTCCAGTATACCCACGCGTTCCGCTCTGGTAAACATAAATTCCAATTGTGTTTGTATTTGATGAATGACCAGACGGCGTAGAAAATGAAATATTCTCAATTACAGAATAACCAACGCCATCAAACATAAGTGCTGGCGTCCAGGTCGGATTTGTAGAATCAAGTGTGTTGCCTTCGTTGCCAGTTCCGTTATAAAAAATTTGCGTCGTACCACCGCCCTCACCGCACAGCCATCCCCCAGTAACCCCAGTCATATACAGCGGTGCTGTGATGATGTACTTCCCAGAAGGAATAAACAACGCCTTTTGCAAAAATTGATTCGCTAACGGCGAAGCGATCGACCCAAACGCCGCATTAATAGCATTTTGGAGTGCTGTTGTGTCATCCGTTGTGCCATCTCCTTTTGCGCCGAATCCCTTAGCATTGATAATATCACCAAGATGATCCCCCAATATCCGAGACTGTGTTGCTCCTGTTACTTTAAACAATGCTTGATTAATGTTAGTCATCAAAAAACCTCCCCCTTTAGAATGGCCCCCAATAATTGGTCTGATTCGTGTTTAATGCTGAAAAATGGCCGCTCTGGTCCCCGGTCATAAAGCCCATTTCAACCCATTCAGCTGCACCTGGTTGGTCAAACAGAGGATTCAATGCAAAACGGTCTCCAAACTGATTTGTGCCAGCATCACCAGTTGTATTAGAGCCATCAATATATATGGCTGACGATACACCATTAAAAAGTCCTTGTGCGGCATGAAAATGAGCATCTGATGCCGTCGCCTGAAGCGTAGTGGAAGCTGCTATATACATTAAATTATGACCGCCTGGGTCGAAACCCATACTTGAAAGAAATCCTGCATTATCAAAAATTTTTACTGTATTCAATAGGCCCGCAGTTATACCGGCGGTCATTGACATGGAATAAGGCTGACTTTGATTAGGAAGAGAACCGGCTCCGCTATCCATACCAGTGGATGTGCTCGTAGAAACAATTGGCAACCCGTTCAAGCCAGACAAAGTAAATACCGGACGATTCGCATCAGTAGCCTGAGTTAAGTCTCTTGCGTTACCGGTTTTATCATAGAGCGTCACTACTTTGTAAGTAGAACCGTCAAAAAACGCATCGCTAGTATTCAAATTGCCATTCGCAAGTGTATTTATGTCCTGCTGTGTGCTATCGGACGACCGTATCAAACGCACAGCTTTGGTTCCTGCAGTTGCGGTTGAATAAGCCCGCAGTCCCCACCAGCCAAGAAACGACACTATGTCACCGGGACCGGTATACGTAGGCGGGGCCTGAATGAACCCTCTCCTGAGCAAGATGGCCATGTGGTCACCTCACTTTGGCAGTCGCGTTGCCGAGGAAGTTCTTCGCGTTACGCCAGTCTGGGACCGGTGGTTCGCCTCCGGCGCAGCAGACGTCCGAGACGAGGCTGTCGCCGTGGATCACGACCTTGAACTGGTCGTGGCTCATCATGAGCAGCCTCAGAAACACGTTGAGCTGCGCCATCCATCCCGGCGTCGTGTAGAACGAACGGCCGGCGCCGTTGCGCGTCCGGATGAGCACCGGCTCTTCGTGTCCGTAGTCATACGGATAGGCGTGCTGGCCCTCGCAGTCGAGCGGGAACGACAGGTCGAACCCGAAGAAGTGGAACTCGCGGTGACCCATCACGGCGGCAATCGGCCACGCCCGCAGGATCGCATAGTCACCACCGGGGATCGTCGGCTCGCCGCGGAAGTCTATGACCTGCTCGCCGGTGTCCGTGACTAGATGCGCGTGCCACATGTAGACCTTGTAATCGCGCAGCGTTTCGAAGTACCGCGGCGCGCACTGCGACGCGGCCAGATAGATGATGTCCTTATGAGGGTTCGTGAGGAACCGGCTGGTGGCGTCGGGATCGTCCGCATCGACGAGGACGTGAAACTGCGGGGTGACGCCGTTACTGACCAGATAGTCGTGGTTCGAGCCGCAGGAATAGATCAGTCCCTCGAAACCCCGAAGCTTGTCCAAAGTAACTTTCAGCGACGGCCCGCCGGCCACGAGCGCCGCAGGACCAGTCATCTTGCCGAAATTGGGAAGTTCGGTGAACCTCGGCGTGTTCCGTTCGAAAGACGCCGCGACGTTGTCCTGCACCAGCGATAGCGGCACCTTCGACTGGACGACGAGGTTGACTACGCGGCCTCCGCCGGTCCCGTTGGTATGCTCTTGCTGCATGCGATTCGTTCCCCGAGGGCCCGCTGGACGGCCGATGCGACTGAAGTCCAGTCACCCGGCGACGGCTGACGGAACAGCCGCACGGACGGATACCACGGACTATCCTCGCGGTCGAGCATCCAGAGCCAGAATGGATCGTGCGCGAGCATGACCCATGTCGGGATGCCAAGCGCGGCGGAGAGGTGCGCGACCCCGGTGCAGCAGGTGACGACGAGGTCCATCTTCGCTAGCGCCATGGCCGTCGACATCCACTCGCCATTGTGCAGATCAACGGAGTTGACCAGTTCGTCGGCGCCGATCGCCGCTACGTCCGAGGCCGCCGGGCCGACCTGGAACGAGTGAAGTTCGACCTGAGGATATGCCGCCAGGCCGAGCAGCAGGTTCAACGGCACGTTCCTGGCCTGGTGTTTGATCGCCGCGGCGTTGCCGGCCCAGCAGATCCCGACGTTGACCTTGGAACTGCGGCGGATGGGAAACAGGCCCGCGTTGCGGCGGATAAAACCGGGATCGGCCGGCAGCGTCGCGAGCGTGCACCGGCTCAGCAGCGGAAGACTGCCCATGTAGACCAACCGGTCAGCTCCGGACGAGACCGGATCGCACATAACGATCTGAAGGTTCGGTATTTCCTCGAACCGGAGGAACAGCGCCACCAGATGGTACGGCAGGCACCAGGTCACTTTCGCGGCCTGCGAACAGAGCCACGGCACGAACCGCGAGAAGGCGATGGTGTCGCCAACCCCTTGTTCCGACGCTAGATAGACGTGCTTGCCCTTCAAACTGCCGTCCCGGTGCACCTCGATCGGCGAGGTGTAGCCGTCGATCGCGATCCTGGCCTCGTAAAAGGCGAACCCTGGTTCGTAATTACCCATCTTGAGGTGCACCAGCGACAGAGCGTGGACGGCGCCCAAATTCCGCGGTTCGACCTCGATGCACCGCTGGAAACACCCCTCAGCCTCGCGTAGGGAGCCGCTACGTGCGTGAACGAGCCCCAGCAGGTAGGTGACAGTGGGGTGGTCGCCAAGCCCTTCCCTGGCCTTCCCTAGCGCGTCCAGAGCCTCCTGGTATCTGCCTAAGGCAAGAAGGATGCTGGCGACGTTCGCCCACACCTTCGGCTGGTCCTTGCACGTGGCAAGGCTGCGCACACAAACGACAAGCGCGGCCTCGTGAAAGCCGCGCTCCAACAGATCATCAACAACCATAAGTTTTACACTTCGCGGAAAACCAACCCATACGACCACGTGCTTGACGTCGTCGGCACAACCGGCATCATGAGCTGGAGGCCGGACAAAGAACCCGCGTTCATAATCTTGGTCTCAGGAGGCGTCGGGACATGCAGCCATCCGTTGAGGACGTTGAACGCGTCTTCCCAGTAAGAGGTGGACGCGCCGGCACCTTCGGCCGTCGCGGTCGTGCCGGACGTTCCGGCCGCGCCAGCGGTGCCGCCGGTGATGAGGGAGGCGTTCGTGTCGGAAGATTTCAAAGCCTTGCCGGCCGTGCTCGTCAGCGTCGGGAACGAGGTGACTTTCGTGGCGAGCGTGCATCGCTGCTGAGCGGACGTCGCGTTCGCGGCCTGGCCGAACCAAAACCGAAGGAACTCCAGGTTACAACTCAGTGCCGCTGCCGGGTTGACGAAGATGGCCGTCAAGCACGAGACGGTCTGGTTGCCGACGGAAATAACGAACTCGCGCATCGATGGTCCTCCGGGAGAAGGCTTTAGCCTTCAAGGCCATTAGCACCACGCGAGATATCGTCCTAGCCTTGACGTATGACCACTTAAATGAACTGCCGGCCGTTCCAGGACTTCCACCCTTCGGCGCCCCATATCTTCACGACGCGCGGCGAGTTGTTGTTGCCTGGCGGCTTGCGAAACTCGATCTGACGCGCGAACTCCCCGGTCTTTCGACCGTTGCGAACGACGTCGTACTCGTAGCGGCCCGAGCGCCACTCCGTCTCGCTATAGTCGAACCCGAGCGTCCACAGCGCGCCCTCGTCATCCCGTATCCACAGCGCAGGCGGGATCGAGACGTATGCCTCCGTGATCGGCATGCTCGGAGCTTGCGGCCGCATGAACTCGAACTGAGTCAAGCCAGTATTGTAATGCTGCTGCCGGTCGTAGACGCTGCGATCGCGGCCACCGATAATGCGGCGAGCGAGCGACCGGGAGAGTGTGAAGTTCATGCCGATGTAACCCTACGTCGAAAACGCGATCAGAGTACCGAACGGCTGCACCGATCTGTATTCGGCGCTAGTGTTGCCGGTCATCATCTCTGAGTTCGTGGACGACTCCGATCCGGTGGTCGCGGTCGAACTGCCGAACGAAAGCCAGAAACGCAGATCGCTAGCTATCCTTACGAACCTCGTCCCCCCCGTGAACTGCAACAGCGTCTCGGACGCGCTGCTCCCGGAACTCATGACCGTGGTCTTGATCGCAGGCTCGCACATGACCGTATTGCCGACCGCACGACCGCTCTGTTGACCAGCAAATTCTGTGACATACAAAGGCACATCCGCCTCCTATTCCACGAGATGAGCGGCGCTGTTGGCGCCCTTGCGGTGCGGTTTCGGCACGAGCACACCACCGGCCGTCTTCTCGACCTCGACCTTCTCGGGACTCTTGATCTCTTCGACGATGGTCGGCGGCGTCTTTGGTATCGTCACATTGCGGTAGTTGTCGAAGACGACCGTCTGCTGCCCCTCTGGAGCTTGCGCCGGACGGTCGTCGATCTCGGCATCATCCACGCCATCGACGAAAGTGCGCCGCACGTACTTCGTCACCTCTAGCGCGCCCATCAAATTGTGGAGCTTCCTTTCGAGGTGCGCGATCTCGTTCCGCGTGTTCGTGATCGCCGCCTCGTACTCGTTCTGACGAACGTACATCTTCATGCCGAGGCGCGAAGATTCTGCATAGCCGTACAACGGGGGTGGCGTCGCGAGGCACGATTCCAGCGGCACCGAGACCTTGATCCCGCGCTCGGCCGCGATCATGAGCATCTGGCGGCAACCGGGTTTCTGGAACGTGTAGGCTTCCTCTTCAGCCGCCATGTCCACGCCGAAGACGCCGATCTCCTTCGCGCCCTGCATGATGGCATAGCCGATCATCAGCGCGATCGACGAGGTGGCGGCGTCCCGTCCGCGGTCGCCGAACTCGGCGAGCCATTCGTTCCTCGGAAATACCTTACAGCCCGGTACCAGCTCGTTCGGCTCCTGCATGTAGATCGGGAACGTCTGTTCCTTGAGCCAGCCGAAATAGTCGGAGTTCCAGTCACCATTCTCCGGGCGTTTGACGTCCATGACGGCGTGAAGTTCGAACCACCGCGTCACGCGTGGAAGCGCCCTCCGGTTGCCAGGCGAGCAGCCCCATATCTCCCATTCTTGGTCTTGGAACGGCGCCAGCATCCTGCTGACCGTGACGGTGCCGATAATCGCGACTTTCATGGGAGGAAACACGTCCTTTCCTGGGAACGGACGCCCGCGATTCGGAACTTTCTTCATGGCGCTGCCCGCTCTAAAGCCAGGACGAGGCTTACAGCAGCGAGAGGCCGTCCGTCAAACGTCAATTCATGCCGGCGACCTGGAAGCCGAGCACGGTCACGTCGCCAGGGCTGGCGGCGGTCGGCGAGCTGGAGATGCCGGTGATCTTGAACGTGGACAGCGCCGTGACGTCCTCGGCGCCAGTGGACACCGAGCAGCCGCCGTGCGCGCTGGACAATATCTGCTGGCTGATGATCGTCTGCGTGCCGGACGTGCTCCCCGTCGAAGCCTGGAAGATGTCGAGCTGGAGCCACCACGACTGGAGCGCCGTGACGGTGGTCGAGTTCTGGACCGACACGGCCGACGCGCCGAAGTACAGCTTCGCCGTCTTGGCGCCGGTGTTGAACGTCGAGAAGGTGCCGTACGCGGTCGCTACGACATTTCGGCCGACGCGATCGAGCGACTTCGGCGGCAGCGAGAACGACATCAACGTTGTCTCAGACGTGCCAGCCGTCGAAAGCTTCGTGCCGCCAGCCGTCGAGCAGGAGCCCGTCGAGTTGAGCTGGCCACCGCCGTAGCTGATCGCAGCGCCAGAGCCGAACTGGTCCGGCGAGGCCGACGTCGTGTAGATTTTGCCCTTGAATCGGTCGATGAAGCCGCTGATCTGCTGCTGCACCTGCTCGGCGGGCTGCCACTTCAGGCGCGGCTTCTGGACCTGCTGGACGAAAAGATGCTTCGTCATCTCGCTCCCCGGTTCAGTTGGTGCCGCTGCCGGACGGAGGCGGCAGGCCGGCGAGCTTGTGAGCCTCTTCGCGGGTCAGCGGCTTGTCGTTGACCTTGCGCCCCTCGATCACGTCCCACTTGCCGAACCCGCGCGCGCTCACGTGGCGCTCGGCACCAGCGGCGGGAAGGCTGACAGGCGGAGGCGCAGACGGTGCGATGATCGGCGCACTGACGCCATCGCCAGGTATCATCCCAACTTCCTTCGGCCACACCATCAGAAAGCCCTTCTCGATGAGGGCGTTCCTATTGTTGTGCGCCATCGCGCGAACCTCGTCGCCGGTAAGCATGGCGCCGTGGTACATCTGGCGATCACCGAGGCGAAACGTGCGCATTACCTTGGCGCCGCCGATCTGCGAAGGATGCATCGGGATCATGGTTTAGTTCTGCGTTATGGCGGACCAGAAGAATCCGAGGTCGGAACCGACGACCTGCATGTCGAAGGCCATTTCAGCCTCGTTGCGAATCGTGCCGAGGCCGAGCCAGTTCATCGGAATCTGCGCGACGCGGATGCCGAGGCTGTTGAGCCCGGTGAACGCCTGCCAGCCGAAGGTGTAGCCAGCCGATGCGATCATCAGGCCAGGCGCCGGCGGAACGTGCACAAGCAGCGCGTTCTTGCCGGCGACGAACGCCATCGAAGCCGACAAGTTCTCAGCCGCGGAATTGTACACCGCCTTGCTGACCACGATGCGCTCGATCGCAAAGGCTTGCGCAAGAAGCTGCGGCGTGATGGTGCCCGCGAAAGCTGGGTTCGTGTACTTGATACGGTCGATTACTAGCGGATGCTTGCGTAATGCTTGGTATACGTTCCACGACATCAGTAGAACATTCGGCATGAAGCCGGTGTTCTGGAGGATCGTGGTCTGGCCGAACGCGATGTCAGTGAACGGGTCGCCGTTCGAATCGTCGTCCCAGAACACCGGACTCGTGCCGCCAGGTGACCCGCCGGCCGTGGCCGCCGTCCCCGTGGCATCCGTTCCCCAGACCGAAGTCACCATGTACTTCGTCATAAAGAAACGGTCCCTTCTTATCATCAGTTTCTGCATAAGCTGCTTGGTACTTGTGACATCAATGTCAATCGCAGGGTCCTGATTCGCGCGCACCTGCGGACCGATGTCCTGATGCAGAGCCCAGACTTTTGCCTGGTACGTCTGCGTGATCAGGTTCACGCCGGTGCCGGCGGACTCGGCCGCGTCAGCGCGGAGCTGCGCCTCGTCACGAAAAAAATCCTCCTTCTTCCAAACGTAATAAACGTCAGTTTGGTGCTGAACCGGCACCAGGGGGAAGATTTTATCTGCGACGTAGTTGTCTTCGTCCTGGAAGTACGCCACCGCGATGTTCGTCAGCGCCGCGGCAACGTGAACGTCGCCGAACGTCGGCTGCGGCATCATGTGGCGGATTTGCTCCGCTTGCTGCCACCGCGGGCGAGGCTTCTGGACCTGGACCTCGAATTTTCCGGTGATCATGGCGATCGAAGCCTCCTTAGGTGGACAGCGTCACGAGCCCGACGGCTGGGCCCGGCAAGAACACGGTGAACACGGCGCCGACCGCGGTCGCGTTCTCGTACGCCATGGCAAAAGGCCGGCCGCCGCCAGTGGCCCACGGCACGAGCACGCCCGCGTTCGTGGACGAGATCATGAGAGCCTGGCCGCCGCTGACAGCGCTCGACCCTGACACGGCCTTCGACAGCCCGAAGATGCCGACGTCGGCAGCCTGGCCGCCAGCCGGCTTGTTCTGCAGGAGCCCGGCCACGATAGCGACGGTCGAAAGGTTCACGGTCGTCGTCGAAACGAACGAGTAGGTGCGCGCCGTGCTGAGGTAGACCGCAAGGAACTGCCCGCTGCCGTTCGGCCCGGCGAGCGTGGTGCCAGTGATCGTCGAATTGCGTGCATCCGACCCGGTGGCCAGGAAACCGTTGCCGCCATCGTGAATGAGCGGCGATTCAGTGGCCTGCATCTGCACCTGCGCCACCGCGATCCACCGCGAAGGCGCGCGCTGGGTCTGCTGGGCGAGGGGCCGTGCGAAAAGCGTCTTCATGGGATTGGTCCCCTTTCCTTTCCGGATCAGGCCACGCGGTGAATTTTCGCCATCCGCTCGGAGACCTCGCGGTCGCGAAGCTCGCGGTTCGCTGGGTCGGAGTAGACCTTCTCGTAAGCTTGCGCCTCGGTGAGGTCCGGTTTTGCTTTGCGAAGTTCCGCCGCGCGAGCGACCAGCTCGTCATGAGCGGTTAGGCCCTCGCCTCCAGCGCTACTTCCGCGCGCCGTACCCAGCTCGACGAAAGCCTTGCTGGTATGCTCGAACGCGCCGCGCTGCTTGATGAGCGTGGCCATGTGAGCTTCGATCTTCTTCATGGCCTCAGCATCGCCGCGCCGTGCCTTCATGAGCACGTCACCCGCATCAGTAGTCGTCATGCCGAGGTTCTTGGCGTCGCGCTTAGCAACGTCGAGGTCCTTCTCGTCGGTGATAGCCTTGAGCGCCTTCTGGAGTTCCTCGATCTTGGCGTTCTGCGCCTTATAGATCGGGTCGTCTTCGGCACGCTTTTTCGTCTTTTCCATCTCGGCGTCACGGTCCGCCGGCGACATCGCCGTGAACTTCTTCTTTTCGCCATCGCCGAGCGTGTCGAAATACGCCTTGTGCTTATCGCTCATCTTAGCGATCACGATCTCGTCCGCCTGCTTGGCGATGAGGTCGTCCTTTTCCTTGACGGCTTTGGCCACCGCCGCGGCGACGGCCTCTTCGATCATCTTCTGAACCGCCGGAGATGCTGTGGTGTTGCTCATGTCCGTCTTTCCCATGTCTTCATCGTCATCGTCATCGTCCTCGCCGAGGTCGAGGTCGGCGATGTAGTCCTTGAACTGTTCCAAGCTATCCTCGATCGCAGACTGCTTGTCGTCCACCCCGTCGTCGCTCATGATCGAGCTGATCGAGCAGTCGAGCGCGTGGAGGCATTCACGCAGTTCGCACATGAGCGAGTTCGCGATCTCTGCGCCCTCAATCATCTGCTGCGCTTCTTCGAAGTCGAGCGCGCCCTTCTTGACCTGCGCGGCGACCATCTCGACGGCCGAAGCCATCACGTCCTTGGCGCGCTTGCCCCACCCCTCAGGGATCAGGTCCGATGCGCCCAGCGAGCGAGCGCGGCTGCGGATGTGAGCCTTGGCCTTACCTGGGTCCTTGGCGCGCCCTACCGCTTGGATGGCGTTCTTGAGGTCCTGCTTGTTGTGGATCGGGAACGACCCATCAGGCAAAGCGGCGCCGCTCGAAGCGGCCGAATCGCGCTCGGCCTGGGAAAACTCGCGCTTGAGGTAAGCATCCGCCGCGGCCCCGATCTGTCGGCCGAACGTCAGCGGCTTGTTGTATAGCGCTGACGACCCGTCGCGGTGACGCTTGGTCAAGACCACTTTGACGCCACGGCCAGCGCCGACGTCTACAGAACTGACGTCGTCAATACGCAAATTTCGCAGGACGCGAGGCATGCTTTGCCTATTACCGCGGCCCCAAAATGTTGTATATCATTGACGTATGACCACTAAAGGCGCGGGAAAGACATGAACGACCACGGTGCTGCTAACGGACTTTCGCTGCTTTCGTTGAAAATCGGCCGAGTGCTCATCATGGACAGCACATCATCGCTGCACTGGAACGAAAAGCTAGCGAAACAGATAGGCTCCGAACCAGACATGACGCATCAAGCGCTGAAACGGTTCGAAAAAAGAGGATGGATACAGAGCACCAGAGAGGCCGGCAGCATCGCTCAGCTCGGCCACATGCCGCGCAAGCTGTTCTCCATCACCGAGGCAGGAGCCGTTTTGTTCCGCAACGCGCTCGACCAGCTTCAGCTAGCCTCGACATGAGCCACATACGGCCCATCCTCGGCGACCGCACGTGTCCACAATGCGGCGAGCCGGTCCCGACTTGGCGCATCAGTTCGGCTAAATACTGCTGCGGTGCCTGCTCGATGAAAGCCAACCTCGTCAAAGCACAAGCGAAACGGCGCGCCAAGCAGAACATGCCAGGGAGATGCGCCTTCTGCAAGAAACCGATCCCCGGAAACCGCGCGATCACCGCTAAGTATTGTAGCGGCAAATGTGCCAGCCGCCAGGCTTGGAAGAACGTCAAGCAGCGTCAACGGGTTCCCGGACCGCCTTCCCCCCGATCGAGAACTCAGGGAGGCTACCGTCTTTTATCTTCTTCCACACGCCGGGGTCGTCCACCTTGAAACCGACGAACCAGCCGACCATACCGAGGTCGATGTTCAGCGCGTCCTGCTTCTGTTTCGTGAACACTATCGACTCGACCAGTCGGCCGACCCCGACCCGCTCGTGCATATCACCCTGCTTGCGGCAGTAGAGCACGAAGTCGTAAGCCGCTTTCTCCAACTCGTCTTCAAGGATGATGTCGCCTTGCTTGTCCACCACGTCCTCGCCGCCGATCGACGACACCGAAGCCCAGCCAAACACAAGCTGCTGGTCCTCGTCGGTCTTGGTCACATCGATCTCGATCGACCACTCGGGCGCGCGTTTAGCCGTCGGCCTGAAGCTGTAAATCGTATCGCTCGCATGACCGGCGAAGTTCTCTAGATGTGAATTTGCCGCCTTGGTCAGCGCGCCGAGAGCGTTATGGTATTCAATTGTCGCCTTCGCTGCTTCCTCTCGCGCGGCATCATAGCGCTGTTCAAAGTCTTTCTGATCCGCAGGGTCTTGATACTCCTCATCGGGACTAAGTTCGTCATCGAGGCTTTTCAATTCATCTTTCGCCGCTTCGACACGGTCTTTAGCGTCCGATAGAGCCTCCATGTGTTTCTCAAGCTCGCCGTGCGCTTCCGTGGCGAGATCATGCGACGTCTTGGCTTCTGCCGAATCTATTCCTTCCCCTGCTGCCCAACGGCCGTGTTCGTCGCGCGGTTGATCAGCCGATCCGGCCTTGCCGAGCCCCTCGACGTCACCCAGCACGTGGCCCGAACAACCCTTCTTGTGCCAGGCACCGGCCTTCGCGCCGCATTCCGGACATGCTTTGACGGCGCGGAAGCGCTTCGCCGCCGTTCCTTCACGCTGGCGTTTCAGTTCGTTCATGTCGGCGTACCTAACCGTCGCCGTCTTGTAGCCCTCGACGTACAACGCCGTGAGGCGGTGGTTGCCGTCGGCGATCACGTTGCGACCGTTCACGCGCACGACGAGCGGCAGCTCGTCCGGCGGATCGTCAACGTTGGCCTGGACATGATCCGGATCGACACGGTCCTGCAACGTCACCAGCGACCCGAGCTGTACCGTCTTGATCGGGAACTCGTCCTGCGTGGTAAGCATCTCCAGGAACAGCGGTTTCTCCTGGTCTTCCAAGTTCGCAAAGAAGTTCTGGTCATAAGGAAACGGCGTCCTGGCCACTTGGCCGCCATCGCCTACCGGATAGAGCACGAGCGCAGCGTTGACGTCATGATCCGCCTTCGCCAGTTCCTGCTGCCGTTCAATGAACACTTCAAGCGATTCCTCGTCTCCAGCGAACTTGCGCACCCACTCTTCGCCCTGCTTCTTCCAGCCGTTCTTGACCGCGGTCCACGCCTGGCGGATCGCCGAAACGTCGCCGGCGCCGTTCTTCATGCGGTCGTTGGCGACGCGCCGGAAGACGGTCTTCGCCTCATCCGGCAAGCCCTGAACGCTGTCCGGCAGCTCGTCGTTGCTGTCCCAGACCTTGCCCATTTCGTTGCCGCCCTTGCCGTTGAGCGCCTTGAGGTCGATCATCATGACCTTGACGCCGCCAGGCGGGTCGCCCTTCTTCAAGAACTCCTTGAGGTCGATCGAATGGTCAGACGGCTGGTCAGCCTCGTCCCACCCCGCCAGCAGCCGCTCGACACGATGGTGCGTCACGATCGCGAGGTTCTTGCCGTCCGCCTTACGGAACGCCTCGGCTATGCCAGCGAAGGCACGCTTCGCGAAGTCCTCCCAGCTCTCGCCTTCCGGCACCGGCTGGTCGTACTTCTCATGCACGTACTCGGCCATCTTAGGAATTGCTTCCTTCGTAGACATGCCGGTGAACTTGCCGAGGTCCCACGGCCGCAGCCGCGTCGTGTAAATAGGCTTGACGCCGATGATGTCGCCGATGATGTCCGCGGTCTCCTTCGCGCGGTCGAGGTCCGACGCCACCAGAACTTCGATGTCATGGTCCTTCAGCGCCTCGCCGGCTTCCTTCGCCTGGTCGCGTCCCTCTTTCGTCAATGGCACGTCCATCCAGCCACGGATACGATCGGCGGACGTATCAACGTCGTTGTTCATCCGGGTGGCGCCGTGGCGCACGATACGCAACTTGGCAAGGCCATCCTTTTTCTTCTTGCCGACCGGCGCAAGAGGCTGGACGATTCGTCCACCCCCTTTGATCTCCGCGATAAAGGACAGGAAGTTCTTCGCCTTCAGCTTCTTAGGGTCCTCGTTGCCAAGCGCGGTGGTCGTGTGCACGTCGGCGGCGCCAGGCTGATTCTTCCGCGCCAGTTCTTGGCGCGCCATGTCCGAAGTGTTGCGCCGAGCATATTCCCAGCACCATCCAGATGGCTGGATCGGCGGATCTACAAGCGAACAGTTCGACGGCGGCGAGAACATCGCGCACGACGAACACTGCATATTCCCGTTCGGGTGGTCTTGGTAGCCGACCTTGGCGTGAGACTTCTTGCGAATCTCGCCAACATCGGCGATCGCCTCGCGGAACGTGAGCATGGGCCCGGGCCTCCCCTTCAGGGACAGACCCGCTGTTTACAACGGATAGCGAGGCCGGTCTATCCAGCCGCTACACGAGGCCCGCCAGGCGCCGAATCGATCCGCCGGCGCCGGTCCTGATGGATGGCGGCATCATAGCCCTTCTGCGCTTCGTGAACGGCGCGCAAAGCCTCACCGGTGTCGCGCTTGGCTGAGATCAAAGCACGCTCAGCGGCGTTTTCCCGGGCTTGGGCGGCATCAAAAGCGGCCTGCGCTGCCGCAAGCTTCGCGCCAGCCTGTGCCATGGCGAGCGCCGCCGTCGCCGTCGGCAGAACTACCGCCGCAGGCTGGCCATGAAGCTTCTTAAGTGCATCGTCGGTCATCAGTACCTCTTGCTGTTCATGAGCGCCGTCTTGGCGATCCTGGCCGGGTCGACCGAACATCCGTCCGCGATCACCGTCAGCGCCTGACGATAGCGGTCGAGTTCACCGTACACCCGTCCAAGCTCCTCGTGAAGTTCGGTGTTCTCTTTCCCGACGTGGACGAGCGCCTCCGCCGGGTCAGCGATCGTCGCGATCTGACGCGCGTGCTGCTCCTCAATGCGCCGATTCCAGTCATCCATTTCTAGTCCCTCCTGGAAATTGTGAGGCCGCCGGCAACGAGCGCGTGGGTATCATCCAACCAATGGCCGGCGGCCTCCTCCGACAGACCGTCTGTGGGTATCACCGTGGTGCTGGTCGGAGAACTGTGAGGCCGCCGGCATTCCCCGTTTGGATACCAAAGTTTCACTGGCCGGCGGCCTCCTCCGACAACTACCGACTGGATATCATGGCAACAATGGTCGGAGAACTGTGAGGCCGCCAGCATTCGAGCTTTGGATATCAAGGCACGGCTGACCGGCGGCCCCCTCCGACAATCCGTCCCTGGTTATCATCGCGTGGTTGGTCGGAACAACCTGCGAGGCCGCCAGCACCTGACGTCTGGGTATCACAGCTTGGCTGGCCGACGGCCTCCTCCGACAAGCGTTCAATGGGTATCACAGGTCGTCTGGTCGGAGAATTGGAAAGGCGGCCGTCAGCGTCAACATGGTTATCACACTTCGCGTGGACGGCCGCCTTAGGTCAAAGCACATCGCGCTTGGATATCAATCGGTGGCTGGCTTCGACCTATCTGATGTGGCGCTTCCACTCGCACCACAAATCTTTCAGAAATTCTTTCATCATCACGCGGTGCGCATCCTTCTCGGCGTGCGCGCTCGTGGCGTTGCCGTGCTTGTCGCGCTTCTGCTTGCCCTTGGCATCGTTATACCATTCCGGGTGCAGCAGCAGCGTCTTTGCTTTCCTCGCGCCATAGACCTCGCCATAGGGGCCGTTCGGTTTGCCCTTGTGGTCCGGGTCCTTCTCCTTCCCGATCCACTGCTTGAAGTATAGCGACTTGGCGATCTGCGTCATGTCGGCGTAACGCCGGCCAGAGAACGGGTTGGCGATCCACTCCTCCTTGGTCAACGTGCGCGGACGCCATTTGTCGCGCTTCCACGTCGATCCGGCGTGGCCGTCATATGGCGCGTACCCGAGGCGCTTCCACACCTTGGCCGGGTTGGCGTAGCGGTCCAACGGCCCGGTCTCGCCGATGATGATGGCGAGCCCGAGCAGCCCGACGCCGGGGATGCTGTCGATCCAACCCGCTACAGGGAGACCTTTGGCGATCTCTACCATGTCCCTTTCGTGGTCCTTCCGCTCCAGGTCCCACACCTCGCGGCTCAAGTTCGTCTTATCGACGATGCGCAGCAGACCCGGATCGCCCCGACCCGCCTCCGGCTTTTTGATGAGCGCCTCAGCCTCTTTGATGAGCGCCCTGACCTCATCGTTGTACTTCTCGCGCTCTTCCTCCGGCATGACTGGAGTCCACGCCGTGTAGTTCTCGCGGATGAAGCTCTCAAGCTGGCGGTCGATCTTCTGCTGGACCTTCATCGCATATTTGCGACGCCGCGCCATCATTTTGACGGCGTCGCAAACGGCGTCGAAGGGACCGGCGACACGTCGGCATTGGTTATCATGGCATGTTTGGTCGCCGGCCCCCCCGGTCCCGACATCAGCGACCTGGATTTCAGTGCGTCCGTGGTCGGGAATTTGTGCGCCGCCGACAATTGCGCTCTGGGTATCATGGCCAACGTGGTCGGCGGCGCTCGCGGCATTGTGCGCGTGGGTCTCACCTATGACCTGGCCGCGTTTCAAAGGATGGTCGCCTCCAGCCGTGTCTTGGGCATCAGCAAGGTAGTGGGAGGCGACCGGCTCGTCATGCATCGGCTGGGCATCACCGCTTACGTGGACGAGCTTTTTGTTCCGGCCGCCGACAAATCTCGTCTGGGTATCATGAGTTCTGTGGTCGGCGGCCACCCCGACATCCGTTCTTTGGTCATCAGTCCTTACGTGGTCGGGGTTATGCAGCATGTTCGGTCTCCCGCTCTTCGATCATCTTCGCCGTGCGCTTCATACCGCGCTCGATGAGCTTCGGCGCTTCGATCTGCGCGACACGGATGAACTCGTCGAGCTTCTCGGGGGTGACGAGGTCTTTTACCTTGGTCGAGTGGTCCGACGGGACGCCGTTCTTCGCGATCAGGTCGAGAATGATGGCGTTCTCGGTCGCCTCGGTGCCGAGGCGCAGATGGCTCACGGCGCTGCTGGCGCTGTCCTTCACCAAGCTCGCAAGCTGTCCATACGTCAGCTCGCCGATAGGCTTGTCGTTGATCAGCCGCGAGCGGAAGACGGCGTCCGCGCTCCTCAGCATTACGTCGATCGCCGCCTTGCGTTCGCTGGGAAGCTTGCGGCGATATTCGGCCACCTTGACAGGCTTCTCGGAGAAATCGGGAGGATGGGACAGACCGCCAATGGGTTCCACAATGGGCTGGGTCCCATCCTCTCCGCGCGCCGCCGCAACATGTGCATGGTCATCACCTGAGCTATGGTCCGACGCGACGCGTTCGAGATAATCTAACAACAACGCGTCGCGCATGTCGCGGTCCGCGTTCACAGCCTTCCAAAACGGCAATACCGCCAGCCTCGGCGTCTTGCTGCTCGCCAACACCTTCTCGGCCGCAGCGCGCAGCTTCACCTTCGCGGTGTCTACACCAGCCTTCCGGAGACCCGATTCGATACTTCCCATGATTCTTTTCCTTTCGTTAGAAGTCGCCGCCGGCAGACGAGTTTTGGGCATCACGACAAGAATGGCCGGCGGCGAAGCTCGACACAAAGGCTTTGGATATCAACGGCAGATTGGTCGAGCCGCGCCACCAAACAACCAAATTAGCTTCCGCGTCAACACCGCCGGCATGGGACGACTGGGCATCAATGATCTCCTGGCCGACGGCGACGAAGCTCGACAGATTCCTGCTGGATATCACGTCCGACTTGGTCGAGCTGCATACGAAGAAGTCGCCGCCGGCATTTGGTTTATGGGCATCAACAACAACATGGCCGGCGACGAAGCTCGACAGGCCACCGATGGATATCACCCAGAACTTGGTCGAGCCGCGCCATTAGCCGCCATGTCGGCCACCGCGTCAACACCGCGTAAAAAAAGCGCCGCGATGGGGACTGCGGCGCCAAGTCAGGGAGGTACGTCCATGAACTAAGACGTATGTCGGAAGGCCCGACGTTAGGCTTTTACTCCTCGTTAGGACTTTTGTCCAGACGGAACGGCGAACCTTACCTCGCCGTCCTCGAACATGATCTTGATCAGCGTTTCCTTGCTGCGCTCGACCGGCTCGAATTCATCGTTCATGTGGATGACTACCGCCTTGCGCCCGTCTATCACCGCGTGCTCGATCATTTCGGAACCCTCCCAGATTTCTTCCAATGCGATTCAACGGCCCGGTACAACTTGCGCCACGACACGTCGACCCGCGAGTTCAGATATTCCTTCACGCCGAGCGGCCCCACATTCGGCTGGCCTCTGTATTCCTCATGAAGCCTCGCGATCTCCGCCAACGTTTCATGGAACGCCTGTTCTCGGTTCGCCTCACCGCCGCGGAACGCCCGCCACCATGATTGACTATAGGACGTCATGCCATCCTTAGCTTCCAACCTACTGTAGTCCATTGTCAACATCGTGTGCTGCTGATAGAGCGGATACTTGCTCGCCCACGGTTCCCGCAACGACCCATCGGC